TTATCGCCGTAACCGCTCCGGCTTCTTCCACTGGTACGTAATTTTTTCTTTCTCCTGGTACATCTGCACGCGGCGACGGTACGACAACATCTCCAGAACTCTGGTGCGTATGTTGCGTATATCCACGCCATTAAGCTCGATACCGTCACGGCGCATCACCTCAGCCATCACACGCGCGTAATTTTCAGCGGTGACTGTATCCGGCTGCGTGGCCTGTTCGTCAGCCTGCTGGCTGATTCCGGTAATACTGCGGATTATCCCGAGCGCTTCGGTCTCGGTCATGGTCATGGCCTCCATAGTGATGGCGGGTCCTCCTGGTGGGGTGCCCTGCCACGGGGCGGGAGCATCGCGGAAAAAGGCTAGTTTTTGCATTTTTATTCGTCATCACCACCAATGCAATATATTGATATGACTTGATGTTTTATTTTTCGGTGTCGATTTCGATTATTTTTTGTTCATCACTGACGCATAACTCCCACCAGCGCAACGCTGAAAGCCAGTCAGTAAACTGGCTTCGGTCATTGTGCACTACGTTACTTGTCTTTATCCGGCTGAAACTTATCAGACACATTTCCGGTAGTTTCCATCAGATAATCGGACAGCATTCGCGGGATGTTTTCATCAAGTTTTGTGCATGCGTTACAGGCTCTGACAACTTCTTTTTTCAGGCCATCCAGCATGGCGGGGGTCATCTGTGGGAAGCGCCTTTGCATGGTAAGCGGCAGGCTGTCCATGATAGATGAAATCTGACTCGCCAGTTTTGAAAGCGCATATATACAAAATTCCGTACTAATCACGTCGCCGCGTTCGCGCTCGTTTTTAAGCTCCTGCGCCTCCGCCTGCGCTGTCAGCAATCTGATCCTGACTCGCAAAAGCTCATCATTATCAATCTCGCCTTTGTCGTCTGTAATCTGGTTAATTGCATTGCTAACCCGATTGTCTATTACGCTGGCAACATCATAAAACGCCTCGCGGCCTTTACGTTCAACGGGAGTCACTCCCCACTTGTCGAACGCTGTCGCACTTACACGGCAGCTTTGCGCCATGTTTTTTTTGTTCATCAGGTGCGATTTCATCAATATCCCCACTTAAGTAATGTTTCAGGTTGGTGTATTTGTTTTATCTTTCCCTTTTTATTCATAGAGATAGAGCGAACAACAAAACCACCACCAGCACCCGAAAAAGGCTCATAAATAGCGAAAACCCGCGCGTCTGCCGCCCCGTGGTAAGGCCACTCCACCGGGAGGACCCGTAAAAAAAGGCGGCTATCGCCGCCCTTGTTGTCATGCTCCACTCGATTTCAGTAGTCCACGATAATCGAGGGCCGCAACACCTGCATCTATGCGCACCTTCCAGGCGACACCATCAACAGTAAAGCCCTCCTGCTCCTCAAGATATGGCGTATCAATACCATCAAGATAAGCGACCTCTATCGTGTCCATCCCTTTCGCTGCGGCTACATACCACTCCTTGTTATTGTTCTTATCAAGACGTGGCTCAACAATAACCTCAGCCATATCTTTCACCACGTTAATGATGCCGGGGTTCTGATTGATAGTGCCCTCACCATCAACCGGAAAGAGTGATGACGATGACAGAATGGCGCGATGTGCGGCAGACTCCAGCGCAGCAGGGACCAGAACAAAAGCGGGGGTAATATTCAGGGAGTCGCCGTTGGCATCCTCCTGTAGTCGCATCAGCTTACGGGCTTCGTTAAGCCCCTCCATGTCCATATCCTTCGCAATAAGATTTTTATGATCGGCATGGAATAACGCTTTACCATCCGTAAATTTGCCGTTGCTGGTTAACAGAAGATAAACCAGATTACCTACTGTTCTGGCGGCCGCACGCCCCATCGCCATGGGGATTGTAGTTAACTGGGTCAGGTCATCGTTGATAATGGCCTGACGGGTAACGGAAAAAATATTCCCGTACGTGGCCAGCGCAATAGGTACACCTTTATCTCTGGTGGTGATGTATTTATATTCCGCACCTTCCGGTACTTTATCCAGCTTTGAAAAACCATTCAGACCAACGCGCTTTGCTTCATGAAAGTTTGAAAGCGATCCGGTACGCGTCCATTTCTGAAACGTTTCGCCGCTGTCCTGCCAGCCTTTCAGTACTGATTTTTCAGCACCACCAGCCAGAATATGAGAAAAATCGCTGCTGCTGTGTGTGAAAGCTGCATTAACGACCTGCGAGCGATTTAAAAAACCGCCAACACTGATACCACGATCCGTTAGTGATGCCTGGGCCATTTCAAAAAGGCTCATCATCGCGTAAGGATTTCCCCGCTCTGGGCGTTCATACCCGAGACGAGAATAAAGCCCCTGACGAATTGCATCACCTGTTATGTTCCCGTTACCGGCATAAATATGAGCCGGGGTATTTTTATTTGATGGCGTGGACTCGCGCCCCATCTCGTTCAACAACTTTTCACGGGCCATCTCCGGTGTACATGATGCATCTTCCAGGCACGCCATTTTGATCCCGTCGTAACGACTGTCGAACAGGCTAAACACTTCACTTATTCCGTTGATGCGCTTCTGTTCATTACCAGCAATATTGGCTGCTCCCTGTGGCGGGGTAATCATTCCTTTAATGGTTTCCGGCATGTGTGAAAAATCTCCTGTGCGTTTCGATTCAATTCGCGCCATTGCTCTGACGGATGGCAACAATTCATCAGCAAAACCTTGCTTAAGGCATTCTTTCCCGTCCATCCAGGTTTCATCTTCCAGCATGGCGGTAATTTCCTGTGCTGATTTGCCCGTTTTTCTGGCATAAGCAGGGATTAACACGGTTTCCACCTTATCCAGCAAATCAGCATAATCACGCATATCACCAGCATTTCCGCCAGAGATACCCCACGGCTTATGTATCATCATCATGGCGTTTTCCGGCATCACAACACGATCGCCAGCCATTGCGACAACCGAAGCCATTGAAGCCGCAACACCATCGATATAAACCGTAATTTCTGCCGGATGATTCCGTAACAGGTTATAGATGGCGATGCCTTCAAACACGTCACCACCTGGCGAATGGATCCGCAGGTCGATATGTGAGACATCGCCCAGGGCTTTCAGGTCTTCCGCAAACTGCTTCGCGGTGATACCGAAGCCGCCAATTTCTTCATAGATGGATATTTCTGCCGCTCCGCGAACACCCGCCGCCTTAATGGTGTACCAGTGATTCATTGCTCACCCCCAGATGCAAAACCATTCTTATCAAGCCACGCGTTAACTGCGTGTCTGACAATCTGCGCCACACCTGGTAATGGTTGGCCAGGATGATGATTTATGTGGTCGATCCTGTACTGCTTAAGGCGCATAACGGTCTGCGCATCCAGATGAACGGAACCACCTCTTACCTCGCCTGTGTTCAGGTCATTAATACAATTCACAGTAACTTCCTCTTACTGACTAAACTGCGCGCATTATTGATCGATAAAAGTGGTAGATAAATATATTTCTATCATGAAAACAGATTAGTCAGATTCAGACACAAAAAAGCCGGAGAAAATCCGGCATAAATATCCCGCCATCTGAACACGTTTTGACACTGGCAACTCCACCTGGCAGGTGAAAAACGGATTTATTTATATATTTCAATTAATTACAAACTGGTCTAATGACAGGGCGAAAAAAATATTGTACAGGTGAAAACGGAAATATTTTTTAATTATCAATAAATTATCACACATGCTGCCGCCGCCATGAAAATGCAAAAACCAGCCTTTTTCCGCGATGCTCCCGCCCCGTGGCAAGGCCACTCCATCGGGAGGACCCGTAAAAAAGCCGGATTGTTCCGGCTTCTGTCACTCGTTGCTTAAAACGGTATGTTATCCCCGTACGGATCATCATTTCCCGCCTGTTGTTTTGCTCTGTTCAGCGCGTCAGTAGCCTGGCCCTGCTGGCCTTTTTTGCCGCCCGGTCGCGCCGTTCGGGCACTGATTACACTGTCTGCGATAACCTGCCAGCCCTGCCGCGTTTCGCCGTTCTGGCCTGTCCACTGGCTTATCTGCATGTTACCCGCCACGCTCACCAGTTCGCCTTTCTGGTGCTTTGCCAGTGCGTCGGCCTGTCTGCCAAACGCCAGGACGGATAACCACATCGTCGCCGTTCCGTCATCTGCCTGGCTGCACGGCAGGGGAACCGCCATACTCGCCATCGCCATTTGTGTGCCCTTGCTGGTGGTCTTTAACTGCGGGTCAGCCACCAGCCGCCCGTAAGCCGCTATCTGTGCTGTCATGATTCCACCTCTCCGGTTTTAACATTGATGGTTGTCACCTGTTCCGCTTCGGCAATCTCCCGTTCTGTCAGCGTGGCAAAGTTTGCCGCCGCCGTTGTCATGAATGCGCTTATCAGTTCAGGATGTGCTTTCGCGTATCCTTCTCCCGCGTTGCGATCGATGATTTTTATCGCCACCCTCAGCCAGTGTTCTGTCAAATCAAGGGCGTGAGATTGTGGTTTTTTTGCGTGCTTCGTTGTCACAGGCTTTACCTCACAGCAATAAAATAAAATTTTTGCATTTTAACCCTTCACCTGTTCACCTTTTGAGATTTTCCCTTTTTATTCATGGTGTTAAGGGGTGAACAGTTTCACAAAAACTATTCACCAACTGTTCACCACTGTTCACCCTTAAGCTCAATAAACAATCAAAAAGGTGAACAGTGAATAGTTTGGTGAACAGTTCATAAATAACTGTTCACCCTATAATATACTGATATAAAAGACATTTATGATATGGTGAACAGTGGTGAACAGTTATTCCATAAGTTTAATTTTTTCCATCGTCATTTGTGACCGATGCACATGATGGCATCCAGTCTTCTGAATCCTCTGTAAGGGTCACATTTGAACGCAAACCGTGCTTCGTTTTCCGTTTCATATACTCCCTGCCATATTCCGCCATTGCCCCCGGCATATCTTTACCGAAGCGCGTCAGTGTTACAGGTTTACCGAATCCGTGTGCCCTCATATATGCCAGATAGGCGTGATAAAGATACCTGCGCGGACTGAACGGAATAATTTCGGCATTACCCACTAACAGACCATCACACATTACCGACGACATGAGATAGCCGCAGAAGTCCACCAGCGAATCGCCCTCGCGTTTTATCACCAGAGCTTCTTCTGATTTCTGCTGCTCATACAGCAGGCGTTTAGCTTCGTCCTGGTCAGAAAAACGAGTAAGCAGGTGACGAATCACAACCGCCAGCTCTCCTTCTATTTTTTCTGCCAGCATGGGGTCGCGTTCGTTTTCCGGTACAACCTCCGAAAAATTGAATATCACCCGACGACGTGAGATCCCCCCGCTGCGGTCACTGAATGACATGGCGTTATTGTTCACCGCCAGCACGACCGCCTGAATGCGTGTTGAGTAGGGGGCTTTATGCTTCGGGTCGATTGCCACCTTGTCACCGCCTGTAATGGCCTTAATTCCTGCGCCATCACCAGCGTAGCGGGTCATATCCGGCATGATAATCAGCGAAAAGCCAACCACTAACGCGCGTTCCCTGGCATCTTCCAGCGCCTTCATGCTTGCCGATACCGTGTTGGCCTTACCCGCCAGCATGGTGCAAATCTCTGCCATTACGCTTTTACCGCTTCCACCCGGCCCCGTTACCTCAAGAAATAACTGCCAGTCGTATCGGTTCGCCAGCACCATGAATAACGCCGCCAGTACGCGATCCGCTTTACGGTCATTCTCTGCCACCGAACGGCGCAACCATTTCCAGAAATTCGGCGCATGCGTTGCCAGCGTTTCCCCCTCTGCTGGCGGGCTGAACGGTAATTCACTGGCAATTAACAGCCAGTCGTTTTTGTCATGCTCCCGAAAATCGCCTGTCCGGGTATCAAAAACACCGTTACTGAATCCAATCAGGTTACGGGCGGTATTCCCCATTACGGGCAAACTTAACTTCATGGTATCGACCGCCGATTTGATGGCGTTCTGCGAATAACTGATCTCCGCATCAATAAAAATCTGCGCCATAGCCCGCTGTAACTCTTTATCCTGTACCGGCTCCCATACAACGCCGTTGTAGTGGTGAACGGTGTCAGAGTCCGCATTGATTGCCAGTTCACCGCCATAACGTGCCAGGAGAACTTCGCCGCGCTGGCTTGCTCCCATCTGGTTAAGCGCCAGTGGTGCGGCGCTGTCTTCTGTTTTTTTCTTAACAGGAAGCTGAATAACCAGACCATCAGAAAGATTCTGGCGCTCACGCTCCAGATATTCGTGCCAGTTCTCCCGCTTCTGGCTGTGCATTCCCTCAGGGTAATAATTCGCATCCCGTACACCTGCCACCGCCAGCTTTTGCCCGATGGCATTAATATTTGACGGCTTGATGTGGCCTGCCTTGTACAGCCGGACACAATAGCGACCATCGTCGATAATTTTCAGGTCTGCCAGTTCGTCAAGCTGGCTGTCTCCAAGCCATACAGGTGGCACGTTGTCGCCAGCAAGTCGCCCGTCCTGTTCCTGCCATTGTTTCGCGTGCGCCCAGGCATCACTACCCGCAAAAATAATGACTTCGGTCATTTTGTCGTGTGGCTGTTTTTTTAAGTTCGGTGCCAGTTTCATTTTTTACCCCTGAATGCGTTAATCATGGTTTTCAGCTTCTGGATGTTTGCCCGTGCCCTGGCGTTGCTGGTGGGCACGTTATGCGGCGCGGTCTGTACCAGAGAGAAATCACGGGCAAACTGATAAACAGGCATCACGCAATCATATTCGTAACCTTCACGGCGGTAAGTTACGCGCCGTTCCTCCACGCCCTTAATCATTACCGTGCCGCCGTACTGGTCGCGGTAAATATCACCGCGCATGAATTTAGTGCGAGTTTTTCCGCTGGCAGTTAAGCCAGGATATTTTAGTTTCATTATTTTTATTCTCCGGTGTGCTGTTCTTTATATCTGTCGTGCAATAGGTCTATTTCTTGTAGTTCCATTATTACAGGCTCAAGAAGCGTTATTAATGCCGTGACAATTCGGGATTTTTGTTTGTCGCGTTCATTATCGCCAAGCGTTTCAAGCCATAAGCGCAATATTTCCAACATGTTTTCACTGTGAGAAAGTGCAAGAAATGCGCGGTCTATTGTTTCGTGGTAAATATCACGCATATTAATCCCCGTCCGTCGCTTTTCTTAAAATAACCTCTGTCACGAAATCAGCATAATCGGCGGCAATATTCAGTACATCAAGTCCCGTTGATTTATATTCTTTCGTGGAAAGTAAGAAAAAATCCGCTCTAATAAGTTCTGGCATTGACGAAAGCGCATCAGCCGCATCACCAGGAACGCCGGAAAATTCCTGTTTCAGGGCATTAAAACGATCATCACGCATAACCCCCCCATTTTCACAATCAGTAATCAGGATGGCTTTAGCCTCATTCAGTGCCATATCAGCACTAAATTGCATAACAGCCAGTGAGTGAGGAACGAAAGCCCCGGCATATTCTGTTTCGCTGGTGGCGTGCTTATGTGCCCTGTCCGCGATAACAGAAATATCAATCAGCGCGTGCATCAGCGTTTTGATGGCTTCGGCGGCTGCGTCCTGACGGGTGTTATTGCACATGGCGCACCTCCTGACGAATACGGGCGGCGAATACCATCACGCAGCCATCAGGAGATTGCTGACGCGCTTCCTGTTCGTTGGTGGCCTCAATGGTAATCACGCGCGGTTGTGCCGCGCTCAGGGCGATAAAACGCCAGATGTATTTATTCAGGTTGTGCGAGTCCCGCCCTTGCGGGTGTGTGGTATGATTTAACATAGCTACCTCGATACTTCTGCTATCGTTGGTGGTTAGAAGCCCTGCGAGTGGTAACGACACTTGCGGGGCTTTGCATTTATGCGCCTTGATAATTTTAAGGTGTGGCCCACTATATGTTTTAGGTGTGGCCCACGTCAAGAGTTTTATTTGTGCTTTTTCTGTGTATACTGTCCCCCACCAATCCACCAGAGGAATAGAAATGGCAACGGGTACAACAAACGCAAAATCACAAGCTCTAAAGGCTCGTGTACCACACGAAATAGTAAACGCCATGGAATCAGTGAAAGAATCAGGCGAAAGCACATCACAATTCATCATTACGTCAATGCAAGGCGAGATCAAACGCCGCCAGCGGCGCAAGGCCAAAGAGCAGGAGTAACCATCACCAGCGCTGTGGTGCGGTGAACTGTGGCGCACTGGGTTACAGGTATCTACGATGACTGACAAATCATTAAAGAAATTATCCTCATCCAGGAAAAAACAACGCAAAAATGCGGTAAGCGAACAAGAACAGGAGAGATTTGCGCCATGTGCGTTTGCCCTTGAGAAGTTCTTAAAAGAGTACAGGCGCACAAAAATGGGGTCGCATACCTGGAAAACATCGCGGCATGGCAATGTTAAAGAGCAGGAATAGCCCACCAGCAAGCCAGCACACTGATCACATTGCCCACCAGCCGCAAATGTGGCATTGTTGGCAATGCTCATGCGTTGGGGATAACGTGTAGCTTGTGTCGAAGGGCCACCGTAGCGGGTGGCCTTTGTTTTGCCTGTTATCCGGCAATTGTGGCGCTTCGCTACACGGTTGATATAATCCCACTGCACTGATTCATTTTTTGCGCAGTAGGTTAATTGTTCGCAAGGGCGCTCCGGCAACGGGGCGCTTTTTGTTATGTTCATCACGTTACGCCTCACACCATTACGCAGCCGTTCCGCGCGCTTCTTCCTCGCGCTCTTTCAGCCAGGCCAGCACTTCATCTTCATACCAGCCAACACGACGCAGACCGATTTTGAAGCCTTTCGGGAATTTTCCGGCGTTGATCATGTCCTGTAGCGAACTGTCTGCCTTGATGCGCAGAATATTTTTTACTTCCTGACGGGTAAGTATTTTTCTGATTGTTTCCACTATGTTTTACCTCGTTAATCCGGCGTATTCCGGTGATAAATACGGTAAAACAGGGCAGGGCGGGAAAAACAGTACCCACCGTTTTAAAACGGTATCCACTGTTTTTTATCTCATTGATTACGCTTTTCTTTCTGCAAAAAAATAGCGACCGCAAAGGGCCGCTATTGTGATTACCGTTTCCACTTCTTAGGTCGCCCACCGCATTTAAGGCTGGTGGGCCTCAGCACCTTGTCGATGCTTTCAGCCAGATTTTTTGATGCACCACGCGAGCGCAAAAAACTGACTACCTCGTGTTTTGTGGGGGCTGTTGATTTGTCTTCCGGATCGTATGTTGACCAGAATTCACGATTTGCCATTAACGCCAGTTGCAGCCCTTCGCCGCAAGCAGGGGATACCTTTTCATTGAAAAACACCTGGATAGCTCCTTGAATTTCATGATTTGGGTGACTCCTCTCTGTATTGGGTGGGTTGTGGCGATTATACGATGGTTTAGCATGGTTTGCATCGCTTTTACTGGTTTTTTGTACAGTTACACGGCACGGATACCCCTTTTACCACTGGCTATGGTCACTCCGGTAGCTGCGGCCTCTACAAATTCCCCCCACCAGCGCATAAGCACCACGCGCTTTTCCAGGTAGTTACTTCGGTTATATGCTCGCCTTACCTCGTTCGTGTCCACGTGTGCGAGTGCGGCCTCGATTACGTCCGGCTCGAATCCTTCCTCGTTCGCTGCTGTACTGAATATGGCGCGTAATCCGTGAGACACCAGCACACCAGCGTATCCCATCCGGCGCAATGCAGCGTTAGCGGTCTGGCTGCTCATTGGCAGCATTGGATTTTTAAGGCTGGGAAAAACATGTTCCCTGTGTGCGCTGATTGGCTTCATTGTTTCCAGTACAGCCATCGCCTGACCGCAAAGAGGGATCACATGGTCACGGCGCATCTTCATGCGTCCGGCTGGAATCGTCCATGTTTCGGCATCGAGATCTATTTCTTCCCAGCGTGCGGCGGCTGCTTCGGCTGGGCGTGCTACGGTCAGCAGTTGCCACTCGATTAGCAATCTGGTTTGCCGTTCTATGCTGGCGACCGATAAATCGTGCATTAGCTGCGGTAGCTGTTCCGGTCGGATGGTTGGCATATGCTTTTTAGTGGGGGAAGGGAATGCCTTGCGGACGTTCGCGGCGGTGTTGATGTCAATCAGCCCACTGTTGGCAGCAAAATCCATCACTTCATTGATGCGTTGTAAAACGCGTTTCAGAGTTTCTAGGTTGCCGCGTGCTTTAATGGGTGTGAGTATCTCAACAAAGCGGCGAGCGGTGAGGGTATCTATTGGCGTGTTTCCGATGTACGGGAATACGTATTTTTCCAGGGATCGCCAGATATCCTTAATCGTGTTGTAAGCCAGATTCTGGCCTTTTTTCATCTCGTACCAGTCCAAGGCAACTTTTTCGAACGTGTTGCCCTTTTTACTGCTCTCTGCTTCACGTTTCCGGCGTTCGTAGTCCTGTGGGTCAGTTCCCTTTGCTATGAGTGACCTGTATTCATTCCGTCGCTCTCTGGCATCAGACAGGGAAACATCATTTAGCGATCCAAGGCTGATAATAGTCCGTTTTTTATCTGCCGGGCGGTAGTACGTAAAACGCCAGATTTTTGATCCGGAGGGCTTCACCAGAAGAAATAATCCTCCGCCATCCTGCAGGGTATATTCCTTTTCCCCTGGTCGTGCGTTTTTGATCTCCGTAATAGTTAGTGGGGTGGTTTTTCGTGCCAT